TCGACAATTGAATACGACGTTCCGCGAGCAGCAGGTTTCGACTGGCTGGTGACTTCCACATATCTGTCCACAAGGGTACAGGTCGGGAGTCTCGGGGGTCTGCTATCGCTATACGTACTGCCTGTTATAAATAAACAGGAACAACCTGTTGCAAACCATCTTGAATACGTGTATAGTCGATTTCAAGTTTAAAGGAGAAGCGTATGACAAAACACGGCGGAGCTAGGATTGGCGCGGGCCGGCCGGCGACACCAATAGATGTAAGACGAGCGATTGTGCTGCGTAAACAGGGGTTTTCGTACCGACAAATTGCAGAAAGATTTGGGGTAACAGAAACAGTTGTCAGGCGGGCAATCAAAAACGAAACCAAAAAGGAATCAATATGAGAGAGAAAACAGGCGGAGCAGCATTCCCTACACCCAGGTTCATGGTCGATGATGAGTCGCGGATCCTGGGCTTTTCAATTAACACAGACGGCATGTCGCTGCGGGACTACTTTGCAGCCAAAGCTATGCAAGCATTGATGACGGAAACCGATGGAGAGAAAGATGATTATCCGGGCGCTCCTAGGTGGGAAAGCCATCAAGTGGCTGAATTGGCGTATGAGCACGCAGACGCTATGCTAGAGGAGCGCGACAAATGAAGCCAGCTAAAGAAGTATGTTTACGCATGGCGCTGTATCAGTACAGCTGCCGCAATGAGCAGCTCATGTGGCGCTGGTTGTTTACCTGGGCGGCATGGAAAGATGAGCCTGAATTCTTTACCGACCCGCGCATGCCTGTGTTCAAGCCGCGCAAAGCAAAGAAGCGCTGGAAGAACCTGACCAATGCCGACACCCATTCAATCATTAAGCAGATCCCGAACTGGACGACGGATCACCTGAACACATTTATTTTCAAGGTGCTTGTTGAAGAGAAATTCAAGGAGAAAAACAAATGACACAAGATGAAATCCTAGAAACATTACACAGGGTGGTGCAAGAGAACAAGCACCACACAACGTGGACTGTATCAACGCCACACCTAGTTGCTTTGGTCAACTTAGCCATTGAGCATGAGCGTGAGAAATCTTTAAAACTTTGGATGCTGTTAGATGACATCGACACGGCTGATGACATTGCAAAGACAGACCACGACACCTACCGTAGGCTGTGCCGCAACACTCAACAAAAACGATGGGCTGTTTTAAGCGAATCCGAAGTTGATGCCGCCATCCGAGCAAGGGGACAAGCATGACTGATGACGATGACATTCAAGAATACGTGCGCCCTTGGAAAGGATTGACAAACGAGGATCAATCTTTTGTGTACGACCAAGTAAAACAGATTGTGGGCGGCAAACCATTTTGGGTGAAGTTTGCAGATGCTATTGAAGCCAAACTCAAGGAGAAGAATACATGAGCGAAGCAGAACTTAACATCTGGGAGAAGGCTTTGGGCTGGCGCAAAAGGCAGATGATCCAACGCCAGCTCGACCCCATCACAAACAAGATCAGGAACGACACCTTGGAAGAGGTGGCCCAAGAGTTTGACAAGATGAAGAACGGCGGGGATACCACGGCCAGCTTTGCCGTCTACGTTCGGAGCATGAAGCGATGATCAAATACGACGGCTATGACGAAGCAATCATTGGACCTGCGCATATTTGGCGGGACCATACAACAGTTGCCGTGCTGGTCTATGACGCGGAAAAGATTGCAGAAATACTAATGCGGGATGGATGCTCTGCCGAAGAGGCCAGGGAGTTCATTGAATTTAACATAGAAGGCGGATACCTGGGGCTGGAAACGCCGGTGCTGGTATGGCCTAACGACATATGGGACGAAGAAAATGATTGAGAAAGCATCAGCCGATGAGCATCAGGTGGGTGGCGACCACTATCACAAGATCGGCATCCAGCCTTGGGCCGTCATGGAATCTGTGCTTAACCGCCAGGAATTCATAGGCTACCTGAAAGGCAACATCATCAAATACAGCATGAGAGCTGGCCGCAAAGAGGGGTCAGACGATGCCGCTAAAGCTTGGCATTACAAACAAAAGCTCAATGAATTTATAGGTTTCGACGCACCATTTTAAGGGAACGACATGTTAGAAAGAAAAGAATTAGAACTGAAACAAATCAGGCTGGACGGCGGCACTCAGGTGCGCGCAGCAATTAAAGAAGAAGCGGTGATGCGCTACGCTACGGACCTGGAAGGCGGGTCAGTCTTCCCGCCGATGCGGGTGTTCTTTGACGGCACAGATTACTGGATGTCAGATGGATTCCACCGGTATCACGCAGCCCTACGGATTGGGATGGCCACCTTCCCATGCGAGGTAGAAACAGGCACCCCCAGGGATGCTCTGTTCTTTGGTAGTAGCGCAAACAATCTGCACGGCCAGCCGATGGACAACGCCGACAAGCGCAAGGTCACTATGATTTTCGTAGAAGATTTTGAATGGGGCGAGTGGAGCAATGCGGAAATTGCCAGGAAGGTTGGCGTGTCTGCGCCGTTCGTTGCCAAGATGCGTGGGGAAAGCGCGCCGGCCGTGCGCAAATACATAACACCCAAAGGCAAGGTAGCCGAGAAGCGAAAGCCCGAAAAGAAAGATAAGCCAGCTAAGCTAGCCAAAGCAGCGCCCCTGGTTGAGCCACCCAAAGAAGAGCCACCAGCGGTAGATCACCGCCAGGAAATGGTAGACGAGCTGATTGCTCAAAATGAAACACTAACCGACCGCTTGGCCGTCAAAGTCATGGACGCGACAGCCGAAGAAAAGAAAGCAGCGGAAGATTTGATCAAACAATTGCGCGAAGAGATTCGTATTCTGAAACTAGAAATGAACGCGGTTAAATCCAGCCGGGATAAATTCCAGTTGGAAAACGCGCAGCTCAAGCGTCAGATTTCCATGCAACAAAGACAACTTAAAGCCTACGAATAAACAAGGCCCAAGCCGGCGGGCATAGTGTGCCGGCAGCGGAGAATCAAAATGAGTTTACAACTAAGGGATTATCAAGACGCTACCCTGGCAGCGCTACGCCAGGGGTTTGCAGAGGGGAAGCGCGCGCAGATACTTTATGCACCGACCGGAGCGGGCAAGACAGAAATGGCTATTGCTTTGCTCAACGCAACCAGGGGCAAAGGTAACAAGGCAGCCATGCTGCTGGACCGAATCATTCTGTGCGACCAGACCAGCGAGCGATTAGAAAAATACCATATCCCGCACGGGGTACTACAGTCAGGCCATTGGCGCTATCGGCCGTATGAAAACATTCAGGTTTGCTCAGCTCAGACGCTGGAAAAGCGGGGTTCATTTCCAGGTTTAAATCTGTTGATTGTGGACGAGTGCCACACAACGCGGCAGCAGACAGTTGATTTCATTAAGAATAATCCGGAGGTGCGGGTCATCGGGCTGACGGCTACGCCTTTCACCAAGGGGCTGGCCCATATCTATGACAACATCGTCAACACCATCACAACAAAGGAGCTGGTGGATCAGAAGGTATTGATGCCTCTGCGTGTCTTCATTGCCAAAGAAATTGACATGACCGGCGCCAAGAAGGTGGCCGGTGAATGGTCCCAGGCCGAAGCATCTAAGCGGGGCATGCAGATTACCGGGAACATTGTCGAGGAGTGGATCCGAAAGACCAATGAAATCTTTGGCGGCCCGCGCAAAACGATTGTGTTCTGTTCGGGCGTAGAGCATGGCGCCGACCTGGCCGCACAGTTTGCAGCGGAGGGTTATAACTTTGTATCGGTCAGCTACCGGGATGATGATCAGTTTAAGCGGGATGTGATTGAAGATTTTGCCAGGCCGGACACAGAAATTCATGGGCTGATTGCCACGGACATCCTAACCAAAGGCTTTGATGTCCCTGATGTAATGATCGGCGTGTCGGCCAGGCCGTTCAGTAAATCTTTATCGTCGCATATCCAGCAGATGGGCCGCATCATGCGCCGGGCTGACAACAAAGAGTTTGCCGTTTGGCTGGACCATAGTGGGAACTACTTACGTTTCCAGGAGGATTGGGAGGCGGTCTATCACAACGGCGTCGATGTCCTGGATGATGGAAAAGAAAAGGCCAAGAAAGAAAAGACAGAAGACGAGAAGAAAGAATCCAAGTGTCCATCGTGCGGGCATCTGTGGCCGGGCGGGTCTGATACATGTCTGCATTGCGGCCATGTGCGCGAGCGTCAGAACAAGGTAAGCAGTATTCCTGGTGTATTGGAAGAGCTGGAAGGGATGGCCAGCAGGGATAACAAGCAAGCGTTTTGGGCGATGTGCCAATGGTATGTGAAGTATCGCGGGTGGTCGAGCGGCCGCGCTGCGTATTGTTATAAAGATAAATTTGGGGTGTGGCCCAGGGGCCTAGCTGATTCGGTGGCGTCGCCTGATATTGCGTTCGATAAGTTTGTCAAGAGCCGGCTGATTGCATACTTGAAAGGGAAGGGTAAATGACTGACCTGATTAGCTATTGCAAGCTGCATGGCATCCTGATTGATAGCCCTCCACCGATTGGTTACTGGCGCCGATACCCAACGGATGACCACCCAAACAGTAGGAACGGAGCGGTCAAGTACATGGGAACCCATGCGTTCGTGCAGAACTGGGCGACCGGCACAGAGGTGGCCGTGTGGCATGCGGATGAACTGAAACCGGCTGATGTTGTACGCATACAGAAGCAAGCCAATGATGCCGAGGAGCAGCGACAAAAGCAGGGGAAGGAGGCGGCACAGAAGGCAGCCTGGATCCTGGACCAATGTCAATTCGGTAGGCATGACTATCTGAAAGCGAAAGGTTTCCCGGAAGAGCAGGGGAATGTGTGGGCGTTTAATGGTCAGCAACTGTTGGTCATTCCGATGCGGTCGGATGGACATTTAGTGGGTGTACAGTTAATCGACCAGGTTGGCGGGAAGAAGTTTTTGTCCGGCCAGCGCACGAGCGGGGCTGAGTTTGTGTTCAACAACAAAGGGATGCACATACTGGTCGAGGGCTATGCCACGGCGTTGTCTATCCGGCTGGCCTTGTCGCAACTGAAGCGCCGCTACACGTTGCATGTTTGCTTCAGCGCGGGGAACATGGTGAAGGTGGCTGCCAGGTTGCCGGCTGGGGTGGTCATTGCTGACAATGATACCAGCGGCACCGGCGAGCGGGTAGCCAAGCAGATCGGATGGCCGTATTGGATGAGCGATGTCGAGGGAGAGGATGCCAACGACACGCACCGGCGGCTCGGGTTGTTCAAGTTTTCCCAAAGCCTAACCCGGTCAGTTGTAATACTCTGAAATCTGAATGGGCCGGACCGTGAAATCTTTTGGGTATTCACGCTCCAGCTCTTTGATGCCGGTCATTATCTCGATGCCCAGGTCAAACGAAGCCTGACCCAGGCCTAGATAATCGGCCGACACAGTAACGACGCCGTCCTCCTCATGCAGGAATATTGCGAATAGTGTTGGGCGCTTCTTCATTAATGCTCACAATCTTAGTTTGTTTGCCGTCTATAACATCATATTTCAAAGCCAGGTCGGTGACCAGCCGGATGATATCTAACCGGCTGGCCGCCTCCATTGTCAGCGTAACTTGATGCTCGCGGATGATGGTTACCCAGTACTTCACGACGTCCACCAGGCCACCAGCAGCGCAGCAAAGCCGACGCCGATAGCCGCGGCCGTGAGAATGTCGAGTGCAGTTTCGTAACTTTGTTTCATTGGTAATCTTTCTAAATTATGAGCCAATAACCGCATAATAGCCGGCGGCATAGACTGTGTATTGGTGGTTGGTGTTGTCTTCTATTTCTAGATTGGAGCCGGTGAAGTATGCGACGGCGGCCGCGGCCAGGTTGTAATCTTCCGCGGGTATGGTGGCCCGGATGGGCTCCTTCCAATTACCCGGCGTTTTGATTTTGTCAAACGCTTGGCTCAGCTCCTCCTGGGTGTAGTTAAAAAATACGGCGCCGGGTTTTTGTACCATGGCAGCCGGTTTGGGCGCATCAACTTGCATTAATCGCATGATGTTCTCCTTACCAATTTGCATATTTCTTGAACGCCTTTTTGTATTCGGCGTAACTCTCAAATGGTCCGTTGCGTAGGCAATAATGCAAGAACAGTTCATCCATAAACCAGCCCTGTGCCAGCTCATCCCCTGATCGGCCCAAGTCTTTATATTCCTCGCCGTTGTAGTACTCGGCCAGGACCATCTTCACCTCGGGCCATTGGAAGCGGCCCCTGGCG